GCCGGCATCATTAGCAAAGTAATTTTGTTCTCCTGCGTCATCTGAGATTGTTGTATCTGTCAACGCTTTATTGACAGTAAAGGGGCCTATTTCTTCGCTTGTTGTTGTCGCATCTTCTGTATTTTTGCCGAAATGTATTACAAAACCACCTTCTCCCACATAAGAATCAGCATCAACCATGTAATCTTCAGCAAAGTAATCCTGTGAACCTGAGTCATCAATAGTTGCACTATCAGCCAAAGGTTTTTCTACTAGTTTAGCAACAAGTTCGCTTGTAGTTGCAGTGTCCTCTTTGACCATGAAATATTCAATAGCAATTGCATCAGATGTATCACCGCCTTCGCCTGCGAATATATCTTCCTCGAAGAATCGAATATGATAACCAGGTGCAGTTACAGTAATATCAGAGAAAACTACTTCATTTGTGATTGTTAGATCACCAAATACTTCCCATCCAGCAGGATGAATTGTTCCTTTAATAATATCATTCCAATCGCTCTGAGGAGTAGAAGATTTGACAATATAAGAATAACTTTGATATTTACGATTATCCTGTAGTCGGTTAACATCAGAGAGTTTGCCTCTGTCATCTACATATTGGCCTGTATATGTAAATAGATAACCAGTGGTTAGTGTAACAGTTGATGTTTCACCTGTAGCAGATGTAAGTACAAGATCTACTGATCCTTTATTGAAACCATACCCAGGTGTAATGATTCTCCATGTTGAAGGAGCGTTAGAACTTGATACAGTTATTATTTTACCATAAGAATCATTGGTGCCGCCAATAATAACATAATCCTCAGCAAAGTAATCTAGTGCGTACCCTATAGCATCATCACCAGATTCATTTATAGAAAAGACTTGTCCTGCTGAGAATCCTGCGTCAGCGCCTGAGTATGTTCCTGCTGATATGCTTGTTAAAGTTCTTCCTAAATATGCTTTTACATTAGAGCTTGAGGGCAACTCATCTCTTAGTACAATAAAGGTTCTTCTACTGTCAGTGTTTAAGGATAAAGTAGTAGTAGACGAGTAATATCCAGAACCTTTATTGTCTATGTCAAAATCAGTAATTACACTGTTTGCTACTTCTGCTCTAATCTCAGCGCCAGTTCCACCAGAAGGATCTATGATACTAACAATAGGAGCAGCAAGATAATCTTGTCCAGCATCTGTTACTGTAACATCATTTAGTTTTAACTCGCCTTCAACGAGTGTTGCTACATCAAAGGTAAGATCTGCGCCACCGCCGCCACCAAGATCTGCATCTGCAATAGTTATAGTCTCATCTATTACAAACCCTTCACCATCAGTGTCAATAGTTATAGTTGCGGCACCCGCGCCGTCAACAACAACAGTAAACTCGGCAGCTGAGCCATCGCCATCTGAAGTCCAATCAGCAGTTGTGATTGTATATGTGCCTGCCGCACGACTTGCATCTGCGGCTCCTATAGTATCTACTGTATCAATGGGGCCTTCCCATACAGGTGTAGCTCGACCGTCTGCGCCAGGACCAGGTATTGATGTTCTTGCCGATTCAAATTTTAGATATACTTCATATTGTTGAGGAGCGGTGTAGGCTATTTTTATTACATCTACAACCTCTGCTTCTATTTTATATAAACGAGTAAGAGTGCCTGTAGTAGAATAGTAACATAAATCTATTAACTTTCCTTGAAGATTTAGCACTTCATAATCGTTAGCAGATGTTACCTTAATAGCCTGTGACTGTTGCCATCTACCATCAGATGCACGTAAAACATATTTGCTTGGATATATTACGTCAACATCTTCTCCGTAAAACAAACGGAAAAAGGACTCCGTAGAAGCCTTTGTCCCTTTACTCTCATAGATGTCCTTAATGTGTTTATAGAAAAACTTTTTATCAACAGGAATAGTTTTAGGCCATTTTCTAGCCAGAAGCAAACGCCATTTTTCTAACTCGTTGTCAGTTGCTTCGTCAATATCATAGTAGCTTTTATTTAATAGTAAATTGATTGGATTGTTTTCTGAGTCCATCCAATCATAGTATTTCTCTAAGAAAGTTACAAAGGTAGTATAATCATTTTGTACAAATTCAGGTAGGGTATACTTTACATTATTTGCGTTTACTTTTATGTGTTCTGATTTAGGACCGTGGGCAAAATTAAGGACTGCTGTAAGTATTGCTCCACCAGAACCTGCTACAGTAACAGTAGGAGTAGAGGTATAGCCGTTACCAATGTTTGTTACAGTAACAGTAGCAATCTCACCACTAACAACGGTACAAGTAGCTGTGGCGCCTGTTCCGCCGCCGCCTGAAATTGTTATAGCAGGAGGATTGGCAGAATTGTATCCGCTACCTGCGTTGGTGATTGTTATAGATTCTACATATCTATAGAAACTAGGTATCTGATGAGCCATTAATCATCTTCTGTATATTGGCTGACTATTATTTCTAATCCTTTTCTAGCGCCTGTTAAAGTATTAAGAACAGTATCGTCCCTAGTCAAAACAGTATTTTTAGAAGGATAAGCTACAACAGCACTAGAACCATCCGGTGCTGATACTCTAGTCAGAACATTGGTTTTAATATCTTTAACGTCATCATGTGGTTTAAAATTAACACGTATAAAAGTGTCAGCGCCTACATAACTAGCAATAGTTGCAGTAAAATTAATTAATCCAGTATCATAATTAACAGTACCTACTAATGATAGATTTTCACCTGTTTCATTTTGTAAATATATTTTACCATTGCCATTATATTCTGGGGGATTAACGCCTGTATCAGGGGTGTCTACTAATTTGCATTTAATAGTTGCAGTCTCTACAGTAGCATTGAACCAAGTAGAATGTAATGTTCTAGGTTCTAATTTATTATGAAACTCCATTTGAAATGACTCAGCAACAGTCAAAGTTCTTGGCGTAAATCTTTTTTGTAATTTAGGATTTATGTTTATAGATATAATAGAGTTTGAAGCAGCTTTTACGTAATTATAAAGTCTGCTCAAATAAAAGTTTTTATTTAGAACATTTAATTCATTCGTAAAGTAGTTATTTACAGCCGTTGTCACAACGGCCTGAATACCACCTTGAGTTAAAGGAGTGGACTTAGGATTGTAAACGACCCCAATTTTTAGTTGAATGTAAGTGCGTATAGGATCTACAAACTCAGCCAAAATACCCAAAGGAGCTTTTGGTGCAATTATTTCTGTTTGTATAGCATCTTTATCATTCTGTGTTATTGTTGCACCCTCAACAGGATCCAAAGATATAAAAACCTTTCCGTAAATAGGTGGAATATTATCTTCTCCGCCCCACACAGAAACCGATTGTATATGTGTGTTACTTGCTTTTATAAGGGCTTCATAGTCAGCAGAAGTCACTGCTCTATTTCTTGTCTGATTATAACGAGGAGCAGATTGACGTATTGAGTCTATAGTTTCTCTATCTTGACCACCAGAAGAATTGCTTACTACTGTTACGCTTACTGACTCTCCTGATGTAACAAATGTCTCTGTTACAGAAAAAGAAGAACCAAAATTAGCAGCTTCACCTGTTGAATTTATATAGTCTATAATAACAACATTTCCTGCTTCTAGTTTTTTACCTATATAATCATCACCAAAACGAATAATATAAAGCCCATCAATATCTTCTTCAATAAAAAAGGCTTTTGTAGTTGTACTTACGTCTGTAATATTAGTATAATTTTTATATGTAGAAAGTGTTAAGTTTGTAGCAGAATCCTGTACTCTAACTCTTATTGTAGTAGTATCTACATTTTTATTCGGTATAACAAATGGGCCCGACACGTTGGTAGAGTCTACCAAAAACCTATTTTCAACTCTTGTACCTTCAGTTACAGATAGGTTATCAAAATAAAAACCGCCTACACCGTCTCTTGTTTCTTTATTTACAGTTACAGTATTTCTAGGATAAAAATAATAATTTTTTTGTCCTATAACTGAGGTAAAAATTACATCTCTACTGAGAGTTAAGGAAGTAACAGAAGCCGGTAAAATTGATCCTGTGATAGCAAGATTAATTACTGCCGTTGATCCTCTTACCGAACGAGGAGTATAGCCGAGAGCTTTAGCATGAGATACTACAGAGTTTCTTTTTATAGCAGTATCTAAGAATCCTTCGTTGGCCTGCATATGTGCTAACATAGCATTGTAATGGGTATTATATGCTAAGGCATCAAGCAATACGGACATAGCAGAGCCTTCAAAGTCATAATCACTAAACTCTGATTGTGCTTCTAAATAATTTTTCAGACTTTGTTTAATGTCTGCAAAATCTAATTCTGTTACATTTAATTGCGCCATGTTACCTTAACCTTGCTAAGTTTGCTGTTATTATTTGAGGCTGTGGAAACCCTACTACTGCGTACTGTAAATATACATTATAAGAAACTTCATCTTGACCAACAGTTACATCTAATTCTTGTATAAGTGCTCTAGGCTCGTATGTTTCTATGACTTGTTGTATATTTTTTCTTAAAAGATTTGCTGTCAACCCATCAATTTGACCGAACAAATATGACCTTAAATTTGCTCCTTTACTAACCTCAAAGGGTCTCTCGTAAAAGTTGGTTTGTAATAATATCTGAATTGCTTGTTTGACAGCAGCTACATCTGTTTTTTTATTTAGATCAGAGGTAATTGAGTTCTTAGTAAAACTCAAATCAAAGTCTTTATAGACTCTAGATATTTTTTTAGTTTCTGTGGACATACGAGTATTTATAACCTTAAATGTTAAATCTTAGCCGCGAATCTGAAATTCCTTCATACTCAATTAGCGCTTCTTCTTCTTGTGCCTCTAGATCTATAACAAACTCTGGTTGTATTACTATAGGTTGCTGTCTGCCTCCTGGCAAATCTATACCCCATTTGCCTGGTTCTATAACTATAGGTTTACCTCTCAATACTAGAGAACCGTCTGCTGCTTTACCATAGTCATCAACCATATGACATAAATTCTTAGCAGTTATAGCTCCATCTTTGATTAAGGATACTACATTATCATAATCTATATCAACACCGCTCCATTTGTTTTTAAAGTTAGACACTTCATTTGCAATTTGTTCTGTTGTCAATACTGCATTTATTGCTGTTGAAGCTATTGGTTTAACTTTATTAACAAACCCTCTCAAATCCTGAGAAAAAGACCCCTCTTCACCTTCTTCATATTCAATAGCCTGATCTGCATACTCTAATATGCCGCCAACAGGATCGTTATAGAATTTCATAACTTTTTCATAATGAGCATAATATTCTGCATATTTTTCTGCACCAATAATATATTCTGCAATGCCTTGTCCTGTAGTAGGAAAGCCAGGTATAAAAGTAGCAGCAAGGCCTAGTAAACCAGCCGATTCATCTAGTCCGGCTAGTGTATCTAAAAGCTCCATTTGCTTAGGACTTAAACCACATCCATGCGTTGCTTCTGCTTCTGTATCGTGTTCTGACATTTCTTATCCTAAGGTATTGAAGGAGTAGTAGGAGCACCGAGTGATGTTGCTACGTGTTTGTGTAAGTTCAAATCAATACCTGTAATAGTAGTAACCTGGGTTCCTAAAATATTTCCAGTCACGTTATACATACCTAAATGTGATGTAATTGGTGTCGTAATTTGCCTAACACCTGCAATAGTATTCTGTAAGCCTATAACAGAAATAGTCTGTGTTGCTCCTGATTCAAGTAATTGATTACCAACACAAGCAACCTTTTGTGAAACTCCGGAAGTCAAATCCATAGCTATTCCAGAATTTAATTTAACATATGCTGCACTTTCTAAAGAGGCCATCAGTGGACCTTGTGCTTTGAAAACAGATCCCGCATCACAAGCAATACTTTTAGCTGCTGTCAATGTAATAGTTTTATTTCCAGATGATATGTTCATTTGTCCGCCAGATGTAAATTGTCCTCTACCCTGCGCGGTAAAACTTATGTCGTTTGCTGTACTAACAATGAAGTGACCTTGACCATCACTGTTACCTATATTGTAACCTACATTTGAATGGCATTCTAATACATCAGTTCCCATGACCTTGGTATGACGATTCCCTTCAACAATAGTAAACTTATTACCCCCCTTCCCTGTTGGGTTACCATTTTTATCTCTTTCTATTTTAACTTCTTCGTATAAATCTCCACCATCAACGAGAAGTTTACAATCACCTTTAACTGTTACATTACATCCGCCTGTTATATAAACGTCTTTTCCTGCTAAAACAATTTCAACATCCCTAGATACTACTTTAGTGACTCTAGTTCCATCTGACTGTATTTCTCTATATGTTCCTGAATTGTGGTACTCATGTATTCTGCCATTTAAAGGAGTATCATCTACTTCAAATATGTGCCCTGATTCAGTTTCTTTGACATGATTGTAAGGATACACTGAGGTTGTTCCATTTTCAAAAGTAGGAACAGTTCCTGGTTCGCTGTAGGATCCGTCTGCTGTAGTTCCCCAACGAGCATGAGGTTCAGACCAGGTTTCGTTATACAACAAGCCGTCTGTAATACTACAAGTGTTACTAACATCTGGAGCTCTAGCAGTAGGAATCTCCTCTATTCTAGCAGCTCTTTTCTTAATTAAGCTAGCGTGTTTCTCTGCTTCTGCACCTCGGGCTAATCTTGACAAGTCGGATTCTTTGAGTCCGTTTCTACCTTCTTTAGTAGTGAAAGGATAAATGTGTTTTGGATCATTGAAACCTACTTTTTCATCTTCTACTTTTTCTGTAGGAAGGCCTGGCATCGAGCCAAGTATAACTGGTTGTTGTTCGTCATCACCATCAACAAAGAATCCTATAACAGTAGACCCGTTAGTGAGATTTGGTGTTTCGCCCACACCAGAAATACTTGTTCCTGTGACCGGCATGACAGGAACAGCCCAAGGAAGTTTGTCTGTGGGTAAAGATTCTCTGTTTGCAGTATGATAACCAAGAATACGTACTCGGTATCTGCCTAATTGTTCGGGGTCGATTCTGTCCTCAACGACTCCTATCCACATTTTAAACTGGGGTACTAACATTAATTTATCCCTATATTAAATCCATTTTTAATTATTTCTACCTGCATCATATGTTTATCATTTGTAATATAATGCCTAATAGCTGTTATTAAAAATACACCTGACAAATATTTATCAACAGCATCAGCAGCTGTATCTTCGTCACTGTTTGTTCCTGAAGCAGGATACAAAAAGTTTATACACATACCTATAGTCATATCAGTTCTACCATGAATTGTAATTTCAAATTTGGTAGCATTTAAAGAATTTAAATAGGAATGTCTATAGTGTGTTTTGTCTATAATATAGTCTGCAGGATGTCCTTCAGGCAAATCTTTATTGTTTGTAATACCATAGTCTGTATAAAGAGATGAATTTACAGGAACAAAAGTAGTATAATTGTAAGGATTTAAATTTACATTTTTAGGTATTGCTGTGCCTTCTGCTGTTTTGTAAAAAGCAGCTGCTCCTGTGGCCATATCAAAAGTAGTTTCAGTAATTTTTTTGGTAGTTAAATCATAACTTCTTATAGCATTAGCATAGTATCCGGTTTGAATGTTTTTAAGACTATCAATAATTTGAGGTGTTTTAATATCTATTACCCTAGTCATTTCATCAGTAAGTGACGCACCGTAATAATTATAATTGTCTCTTTTTCTTTGGAAAGTTCCGGGTATTAATTCATATACATATTCATCAAGTAACCCGTTTTCACTTTGGCTTTTTATTAGGTGTTCAAAACTTGCCAACATAAAAGTATCTTTGTTCTGAAAAAATAGAAAATCAGATGCTTTTCC